GAGAACGCCGAGGAGTTCGTGAACGCCTACGTCCAGAAGGGCGGCCAGTGAGAGCCGTCGGCTTCCCCTGCCCGTTCTGCCTCGCCACCGACGCCGAGGTCCGCCAGATGGCGGTCACGGCCGAGGACGGCGCTCAGCTCGAGCTTCGGTGTCTCGCCTGCGACTTCCTTTGGACGGAGCGCCCGTGAAGTGTCCCTACTGTCCGGCATCGCTGACCGCTCGCGAGTACGCCTGGACCCACACCCACCCGACCAGGTGGGGCCGCCCCATCGGAGGCGCCCTCATGCTCGTCGGGTTCTTCCACGTCACCATCGCCGCCCTCATGTTCGCCGGGCGGTAGCACCAGAAACGCAACTCCCAGGCACGCGTCTTGCGTTTCTTGGGGTTGTCGGCCGGGAGGGCCAGTGCCTGAGCTGAACCTGAACCCTGGGGCGCAGACGGACTTCGTCCTGTCAGACGCCCAGTTTGCCGCCTTCATCGGCGGCCTCGGCAGTGGGAAGACCTTCGCGGGGCTCGCGCGCGGTCTCCGCCTCTGCCTCCAGCCGAAAGTCGGCTCCCAGTACCACGCGCCTCGCGGGGTGGTCGCGGCCAGCACGTACCCGGTGCTGAACGACAACATCGTCCCCCAGCTCGAGGCCATGGTCGAGACGACCGGGCTCGCGAACTTCAAGAAGGACTACCGCAAGGCCACCAAGGAGCTGACCCTCATCAACGGGTCGGTCATCCGTCTCCGGTCCCTCGACCGGCCGGACTGGATGCGTGGCCCGGAGTACGCGTGGTTCTTCATCGAGGAGGGCCGCAACTGCGGCCACGCTTCCTGGAACATCCTCACCGCTCGCCTCCGCCAGAAGGGCTACAGGACGAGCGGCTTCGTGACCAGCACGCCGAACGGTTACGACTGGATGTGGCGGGTGTTCAACGAGGACTCCCCGACGAAGGTCGAGAAGGCTGTCTGGTTCAACGCCCCCACCGTCCAGAACAAGACCCTCCCCGAGGGCTACATCGAGAACCTGAGCTCGAACTACTCGGGCCGGTTCTACGAGCAGGAGGTCCTCGGTCGCTTCATCGGCCTGGTGGAAGGCGGCGTGTTCCCCTACTGGGACCCGCAGCGCTTCTGCCTCGAGGCCGACGTGCAGTACGACCCCGAGCTCCCGCTCTACTCGGGCTGGGACTTCGGCTACGGGGACCTGGGAGTTTGCCTCTTCATGCAGGTGAAGTGGCTGGACAAGGAGGGCTCGTACAAGGGGCCCCGCGTCCAGTCCCCCGAGCTCCGCGTGCTCTACGCCATCGGCGAGAAGGAGTGGACGTCCGCCGACTGGGCGAACGCGTACCACACGACCCTCCGCGAGGTGTTCGGCGGCGCGAAGACCAAGGGCGACTTCGGGGACCCCGCCGGCATCCAGCGGAACCCGAGCACCGGCTCGAGCATCATCGCCGACCTGAACACGGCCGGCGTTCCGGTCGGGCCCGTGCCCAAGCGGCCCCAGGACTTCTCCCTCCGCATCCTGAACAACCTCATGGCCGGCGAGAAGGTCTGGGTGCGTCGCGACGGCGCCGAGGTGCTGTCGCAGGCGCTCGCTTCCCACAAGTGGAAGCTCGACGCCGACGGCATGAAGGCCACGAAAGACCCAGTCCACGACTGGACATCCCACTACGTTGACGCTCTCCGGTACGCCGCGACGATGTTGCTGCCCTTCGGGCCGCGCGAAGCGGAGTCCGTCGAGGGCGACGAGACGTTCGCCGCGAACACCTACGGCCACGTCTTCGACCAAGTCCTGAACCCGTCGGGCCGCGCGCGGCGCCTTCGGACGAAACCGACGTTCAGCGCCGAAGGAGTCATCCGCCCGTGACGAAGAACACGGTCTTCCGCATCTACGAAGACGAAGAGACGATGCTCAAGGTCTACAACCGTCGGCTTCGAATGGCGGAAGTGGACTACGAGAAGCGCGAGCCGGGCTACAAGCAGTTTCTCGCTCGGTACCAGAACGAGCCGACCGAAGACCAGGTGACGCCGGACGGCCTTCGCGTCAACGTCACGCAGGGCATCGGCACCATCGACACGATGTTCTCCTCCCTCACCGCCGTCGACGTGGAGTTCATCCTCCGGCGGAAGGGCAAGGCCACCGCGGAGCAGCTCCTCGCGACCGAGGGTGGTCTGAACCAGGCGATGAAGGACACGAAGATGCAGCGCCGGGCCAAGAAGGCCATCAAGGACTCGCTCATCGTGGACATCGGCTGGGTGAAGGTGTACTACGACTACGCCGAGGACACGGAGGTCCGCGACCGTCCCGAGTCCGCAGTGCGCGCGGAGGTCGCCGAGCTCCTCGGCAAGGACCCCGACCTCGACACCGCGACCCTCGAGAAGATGGTGGCGATGACCGAAGAGGTTCCCATCGTCCTCCGCGACCGCGTGTGCGTCGACTACGTGCCGTTCACCGACATCCGGTACGACGTGTCGGCGAAGCAGATAGAGGATGCGCGCTGGGTCGCGCAGCTCACGAAACTCCCAGCGGAAGAGGTCCGGTTCAACCCCCAGTACGTCGAGTTCGTGCTCAAGCGGTACGGCAAGACCGAGGGCCAGCGGAAGCTGGACGAGCTCGAGGGTGACACGAACATCAGCTCCGGCATGGACTACGCGGACGTCGAGGGCCTCGGCCCCGACGAGAACACCGGCGACGACATGCGCGTGACGGTCATCGAGATGTGGGACCTCGAGACCGGCCTGGTGACGGTCTACCCGAAGAACAAGGAAGACCTCATCCTGCACCAGCGGCCGAACCCCCTCATGTTCAACATGGACCTCGAGGACCGCAACCCGTTCAAGCCGCTCATCATCCGTGACGACCCCGACAACCTCGAGGGCCTCGGCGACATGCGGCTCATCATGCCTGGGCTCGAGGAGCTCGACTTCTACCGCACGAACATCGCGACGCACGTCCAGCGCTCCATCCCGAAGGTCTTCGGCCCGAAGGATGCGCTCGGCCCGCAGGGCCGGAAAGCGCTCGGGAGCGACGAGTGGATGGCGTACGTTGGGCTCGAGAACCAGCACACGTTCCAGGAGATAGGCCAGCCGGCCATCCCGCCGGTGCAGGCCGAAATCTACGACCTCCAGGAGCGCATCCAGGCCGAAATCGAGGAGACGACCGGGCAGAACGAAATCACCCGGGGCGTCTTCCCCTCGAAGCGCACCACGGCGACTGAGGCGCAGCTCGTCACCACTGGTGGCCAGGCGCGCCAAGGCGAGCGCCGGTCCTGCCTCGAGGAGTGGTACCTCGACATCGCGGCGACGGCCATCCAGCTCATGCAGCTCTTCTACGACGCGGAGCGCATGGCGACCTACATCTCCGACGCCGGCGACGAGTTCAAGTGGACCTGGACGAAGGAAGACATCGCCGTCGAGGCCGACATCGACATCGCCCTCACGCCGAAGGAGACCCTCACGCGCGAAGAGCGCTTCCAGCGCGCCATCTTCGTCGCGAACATGCTGCTCCCCATGCCGGAGGCCGACAGAGCCGAAATCATGACCTGGGTGTTGCGAGAAGCCGGGCTCGACCCGGAGGACACCCGGAAGATGGTGAAGACCCAGGAGGAGACCGCGGCGGCGCAGATGGCCGAGACCGCGGCGCCGAACGTCTTCGCCGAGGGGCAGCAGAAGAACGTGGCGTACGGCTCCATGTACGGAGGCGGCCCGAAGCGAGGTTAGCCACCGCAGCCAGCGGCGGTAGTGTTCAACGGTCAGCACATCGGTCTTCCACACCGAGGGTGAGGGTTCGAGTCCCTCTCGCCGCTCCAAGCCATTCGCCGGCTTCACCAGCCGGCACGCTGTCCCGCCAGCGTCATACCCGGGGTGGTTCCCGGCGCGGGCGGTGGGTTTGGCCACCCACCGGCAATGACATTGCACGAAGGTCTCTGGTCCAACGGTAGGGCGCCCGCCTCCAAAGCGGGAAGATGGGGGTTCGACTCCCTCGGGACCTGCAAAGTCCCCCGAACCTGGGGGGCAACGAAGTGTCGAGGCCCAAGCTACAGCGCGTTCGCGCCGAGGGCGAAGGGTACAACGCAGGGAGATGCACCATGG